TTTTTATTTCAAACAAAACATCATCCAAGTCGTTTAAAAATTTAAGTATAACAATCTTCTTATTACTCGATTTTGTCACTCTTAAATTGATAGATTCACGTGTTGAACCAATTGTATTTGTTAATGAATAGTCAGCTGTTCTCAGTCTCGTCATTTTTCTATCTCCGATTTTGTTTTTATTTTTTAAATTTTTTAGCATGTTTCTCTGTCTAGTAAAATGTGCGTGTCTTTATCATCAAATTCTTTTGTTAAATCATAAACATCTTTAAAAGAGAGCTGTTTACCCACTTTATTTTAAAGCATTCAGAAGTTAAGCAGTGATTTGTCGTAACAGAAAATTTAGTGTTTTCAAATTTGCTTTTTAAGATATTTTTTAATAGTTTTGATGTTAATTGTGTGCTCATTTTTATATCTCCAATTTTTGTTTTTAGTAGAGCGTTTAATCACTCTATAACTATACAATATCACAAATATCCGCAAAGTCAACAAAGATATTAAAATAAATTAAAAATAATTGACATTATTTTTGCTGCGTATATAATAATCAACAATGGATTAAATAAACGAATGGACGCTAAAATATTATCATTTAGGTGTTGTATGAAACTAAAAACTATTTTTTTATTATCCTTTTTATCAATAAGTGTAGCAGCCGCACACGCTGATAAAAATATCACAACGTATCATGCTGGAAAGTTAAATGATGGCTTAACAAAATATTGTGATTCCGAAATTAACATAAGTGGCACTTTTCAAAAATATTTGGGCGGCCACACAATAAAAATGATTAAATTTGACGGCGTAGCAATGAATATCCTTGCGACAGCGACAAATCATACAGATAGTCAATATATTTATAATTTACAATTGCCTACCCAAAAAATAGGCAATATGAACGCTGAAATAAAATCTGTTATTTTGAGATACGACTATATTTTAAACAAAATGACTATGACAATCTATTTAACGCTCCCAGATGCGCCGCCTTTTGCTCAACAGTGCGAATACGTAAATCAATAAATTTTAATTAAACACAGATAACTAAACGATAGTAATTTATCGTTTAGTTGTTTTAATATTTTGTGATATTATTAAATTTCGTTCAATTTTTACTAAAAAGATAACATGATAAAGTTGGGAAAAATATGAAAAACAACTATAATCCTGATTGGGGAAAAATAGACGCGCTTTTAAAAGCGAATTGTTCAGGAATTGAAATAGCTAATTATTTAGGAATCCATAAAGATACTATTTATCGCGCGTGTGTGCGCGAAAAGGGAATGAAGTGGGAAGATTATTCGCGCAGCAAAAAAGCGGTCGGGAAAGCCATGATTCGGGTTAAGAAATTTGACTTGTGTATGGATGGCGACAAGACAATGCTCATATGGGAAAGCAAGCAACGGCTTGGTGAGACGGATAAATCATATACAGAAACTCACGCTCAAATCACGCAAGTAATACCCGACAATATTTCAGAATGTGATGCTCAATCTGCCGCAATGATATATGAACAACTGTTAAATTTTAAACAAAAAGAAGAAGATGATAATGACGGAGGCGAGAAATCGGCTGATGAAGAGTAACATATTAAGAAAATTAAGAGAGCGATTTAATTCTGACAAAGTTAGCGATGCACAGAGCGATAATAAAATTGATTTTGGAAATTTAAAAGAAGGAGCTTTTACTGCGCAAGCTGAGAGAGCTGACATGGGCGTACAAGAGTTTGCTAATCACGTTTTAAGTCACGAAGATGATTTTACAAGTACGACAATTAAAAGAGCTAACTTTGCACGCAATGCAAAGAAATTTAATGATTAATTATGATGATAAATATCAAAATAAAAATCAAGCACGTAAATTCTTTTAATTAAAAAAAATCGAACTAATTTTAATAGTTTTTTTGCGGGAACATCTCGCATATCGTACAACCCTGTCGGCGTTAGAGTAAGTAGATGCGTTCTGAATTGCTCAAGCAGTCCTGATTTAAAACTGCACGACATTGATTTGTGCGTATAGTTATTATTTAAGACAAAAGGGTAATATTTGCCATTTTTCTTTTTGATATAAATCGGGACGCGAATGTGTATCATAGTGACGCAAGTATGTTAAAAAATTAATTATAACGGAATTTTAACATTTTATGATAGATTTTGACTTTAAAAATCCAGATTATGCGCAAGTTTTTTGCAATAGAGCAAGAATGCTGTCAAATTTGCGTGCAAACCCTGATTTTCTTTATCAAATAAAGTTGCACTATAAAAACAATATAGCACAATTTATAAGCGACTGGGGTATGACGCTTGACCCAAGAAACGCAAACAATGGATTGCCTTCAAAAATCCCATTTATTTTATTTGACAGACAAAAAGAGCTAATTGACGAGATAATATACTGCTGGAAAAACAACAAAAATTTGATTGTTGAAAAATCGCGCGACATGGGGGTGAGCTGGGTGTGCATTGCTACGTTTTGTAGCCTTGCGTTATTTAATAATAATATAATTTTTGGTTTTGGCTCTCGAAAACAAGAATATGTTGATAAAATTGGTGACCAAAAATCTATTTTTGAACGCTCTCGATTTTTTCTTGAAAATCTTCCCGTTGAGTTGCGCGGCGGATTTGATAGAAATACGTGCAGCAAGTTGTTGCTAATTCACATACCGGCTACTGGTTCAAAAATAACAGGCGAGGCAGGGGATAATATCGGGCGTGGCGACAGAACGAGCGCATATTGTATAGACGAGGCTGCGCACATTGAGCGTCCGCATTTAATCGAGGCAAGCTTATCTAACACAACGAATTGCAGGATTGACGTATCAACGCCAAAAGGGATGGGAAACCCATTTGCAGAAAAAAGGCACTCAGGAAAAGTACGCGTTTTTACAGTCAACTGGCGAGACGACCCAAGAAAATCACAAGAGTGGTACGAGGAAATTAAAAAAAACCTTGACCCTGTTACGCTTGCTCAAGAGGTCGACTTAGATTATTCAGCGTCTGTGGAGGGTGTATTGATTCCGAGCGCGTGGGTAAATGCCGCTGTTGATTCGCATATAAAACTAGGATTTGAAATCAGCGGTCCAGAACGCGCAGGTTTTGATTTGGCTGATGAGGGCAAGGATTTAAACGCTATAGCAATCAGAAAAGGAATACAAATAATTTACGTAGACGAGTGGAGCGGCAAAGGGAGTGATATTTTTTATACGGTCGAACGCGCAATTGACGAATCAAAAAGAAATAATTGTTTTCACATAAATTACGATTGCGAAGGATTGGGGACAGGTGTTCGTGGAGATGAGCGCGTAGCACAAAAAGACACAAAGTTGGCTGAAAGAGTAAGATTTTATCCCTTCAGAAGCTCTGGAGGTATAATGAATCCCAAGAAAAAGGAATTTGATGATAAAAACGCCAATAAAGATTTATTCGCAAATTTAAAGGCTCAGGTTTGGTGGGGACTGCGAATGCGGTTCCAGAAAACATATCGCGCAGTGACTGAGTGCGCAGACTATGACAAAGACGAGTTAATATCCATTAATTCAAAGATGCCGAATTTAAACAAACTTATTATTGAGTTATCTCAACCTACATATTCAAAAAATGGCGCATCAAAAATAGTAATAGACAAAGCACCTAATGAATCAAAGTCGCCGAATTTAGCAGACGCTGTTATGATGTGCTATTATAATACGCCCAAAATAGAATTTAACTCCAAATTACTGAGTATGATAAATTGATGAACATTTTTAACAGAAAAAGCACGGGAAAAAAAGAGCCTGAAATAAACAAGTCTTTAAATAATGTAAACGTGGGAATGCTCATAGATGAGTTAAATAAAATTTTAGATAAAGGGCGAGATGTTAAAAATCCAGACTGGCCAATAAAGCCTCCTGAAATTTTAAACGGAGTCGTGCCAAAAGGTAAAAGCGCGCCGGTTCTTGCGTTGGATAATGCGTGTTATACAGGAAATACGTTTGATACTGTTAGTTTGGGCATCGGTGGGTTCGTTGGGTTCCCAGGATTTAATCAGCTTGCAATGTTAACGACTCGTCCAGAGTATAGGCAATTCGCGGATGTGAACGCTACAGAGTTAACGCGCGAATGGATTGATATAAGCAGTTCTACAACTAAAAATAAAAAAATAGAAGAAAAAATAAAAATAATCGAAGAGAAGCTTCTTGAACTGGATATAAGAAGCGTTATCAGACTCGCGGCCGAACATGTTGATTTTTATGGCCGCGCACAATTGTTGATAAAAATTGAGGGGCAAAAATTAGATACACCATTAATTTTATCAAGTAAAACAATTCCAAAAAATTCCATAGAGCGCGTGACGGCAGTAGAACCATTTTGGTCAACCCCCTCTTATTATAACGCAACAGACCCTAGTGATAAATATTTTTACAACCCTCCATCTTGGTGGGTTTTGGGTCAGGAAGTGCATAATACAAGATTGTTAAACGTTATAACAAGAAAACTACCTGATATTATAAAACCCGCTTTTAATTTTGCGGGCATTAGCTTGTCGCAGCTCGCGTTCCCATACGTTGACAATTGGTTAAGAACACGCCAAGCAGTTGCTGATTTACTGAATAATTTTAGCGTTTTAGCATTAAAGACTAATTTAGAATCCATTTTGCAAGGGAATATGGTTGAGGCTCAAGGCCTTCTTAATCGAGCAGACTTTTTTACAAAATATCGATCAAATAAAGGGCTGATGTTGATTGATAAAGAGAGCGAGGAGCTAACACAAATAGCTGTGCCACTTGCTGGATTATCTGATTTACAAGCTCAAGCGCAAGAGCATTTGTGTACTGTATCCGGTATACCTGCAGTTAAACTTTTAGGAGTAAGCCCAGCGGGCTTTAATGCGACAGCAGACGGCGAAATAAGGGCATTTTATGATAAAAAATCAGCAGAGCAAGAGGCCTTTTGGCGACCTGCGATAAAAAAGATTATCGATATTATAATGATTTCGGAATTCCGCGAGATTGACCCAGAGATTCATTTTACGTTTAATCCGCTTTGGCAAATGGATAAAAAAGAAGACGCTGATATCCGCGAGTCTACTGCTCGAAGAAATTCTATTTACATTAATGATGGCGTGTTTAGCTCGGAAGAAATACGAAACGCACTTGCAAATGATATTGAATCGGGTTATGACGGAATTTCAGAAAAATTGGAAGATAGTTTTGATTTATTAGAAAGCGAAGAATCAGGCGAAATGCCGCAAGTTGAAAGCGGAAGGGAATAATGGACAATAATAAGGACGTTACAATAAAGCCTGTGCGAGCGAACATGGGCATACGCGATGATTACGCAAAAAGCTTGCATTATGAAGCGTTTAAAATGAACAAGGATACACAGGCCCGCCTTATAGAGGCATACAAAAGTTTGCCAGAATATGGTCACCAAGAAACGAGCGCAAGGCAGCAATCTGATGATAAAAAATATTGGTCTATCGCACTACTTATACTGTTAGGCAAGCTATCAGAAGAGTGGAGCAATGAATTTGAATCGTTTGCGTCAAAAAAGGCGCAAGATGTTGTTTTTCAAATCCAAGAACATACAAATAGAACGATTGCGAACAAATTAAAAGCAAAGAATATCCGTTTTGATTTTGTGGGGAAAGCTGAGTTAAACGAAAATACAAAAGTATTAATTTCAGAAAATGTAAAACTCATAAAATCAATACAGGAAAAATACTTTGCTAACGTGCAAAGTTTGTTAACAGAGGCGATAGTTAATGATAAAAATTCAAGCTGGCTCACCAAGAAGATGCAAGAAAATTACGGAATTACACGAAGACGCGCAAAAATGATTGCACGAGACCAAATCACAAAAATAAACGCAGCAACAGTTTTAGCTAAACAAAATGAGCTAGGAATAAAAGAGGCAATTTGGAGGCATACAAACAGGGCAAAAGTGCCGAGGCCAAAGCATGTGGCTGCGTCAGGAGAAAAGTACCGTATAGATAAAGGAATGTTAATTGAAGGCGAATACATCTATCCGGGACAAAAAATAAACTGCATGTGCGTAAGTGAATGGGTCATCCCAAAATTATAGTATGTAAAAATCAAATATAACCTCATAAATAATTTTACCTTTGCGGTATCTTTGTGTTAACATTTAAAAAACCCATCATTTTGACTAAAAAGTGACAATATACGCTTACGATAAATCAGACCGAGTCATAGACATGGACGGTCGATTGCATTTAGAGAAAAGCAGGATTTCCAAAGAGGCTGTAAATCCGTATTATGGATATGAAATTCCGAACCATGAAAGATTGGGCCTTGATGAAAACAAGATTTATAAAATGTATCGTCCCGCATCTGAGCTCGAAAAAGCGGCGAAAACATTTAACAGAATTCAAATATTGAAACGGCATGAGCCTGTTTTCTCATCCGACAGCAAAAAAGATTTAATTATTGGCACAACGGGTTCGGAAGCACGTTTTGAAAGTCCCTACCTTGTAAACTCATTATCTTTTTGGGATGATGAGGGAATAGGAAGCATAGAAGCGGCAGACAACGGATTGGGTGGTGCTAAGCAATTGTCTGCTGGTTACGCATATACGCCGGTCATGCAAAGCGGCGAATTTGACGGACAACAATATGACGGAATTATGACCAACATAATCGGAAATCATATTGCCTTAGTAGAGTCAGGGCGAGCAGGTTCAGACGTAAAAGTAGCCGACAATAATATTTTTAATGATAAAAGTGGAGTGATACACAGCATGAATGAAGAAGCAGAGCAAAAGAAAGAGCACGCGATAGAAGAAGTTGAAGAACTTGCAAAACTAGCGACTGATGCAGGAGAAGCGGATGTAGTGCATCTACTGAAAATGAAAGGCTTGGATGATGAGGAAATCGCGCATATTGTGCGAATTCTTAAAGAAGATAAAACGTCAAAAGACGAAGAAGTAAAACATTGCGTCATTGAAGATGAAGACAAAGACGAAAAAAGAGACGTTGAAAAAGATGACAGAGAGGAAAAAGACGTAAAAAAAGCGTTAGATAGTTTTGAAAAAAGATTACGCGCTGAATTTAGAGAATTAGAAAAAGCAAAAGATGTTGTTCGCCCTCTTGTTGATAATATCAGAAACGTTGACAAGGCCGAGGAAGTGTATCGACTCGCTCTTGATTCTCAAAGCATTAAGCATTCAGATATCAAAGAATTATCAGCTTTAGAAGCACTGTGTAAATTAGCAATAAAGTCCAACGCTGTTCCTGAAAAAATCTATAATTCGGCTTTAGGAATGGATGAAGACAAGATTGCAGAGTTACTTCCTTTTACTAAACGTATTAAGATTCAATAATAGAGGATATAAAAATGGGCTTTCAAACAGTTATAAACAGACAACAAGCACCAGCTACAAATGGCGATATTGCATCTACAAATGTAGTAACTTCTGCGATGTCTCCGGAAGCTGGCTTTATTGCGGGGACCGATGGATTAATCATTGCGCGTTTTGCGTGGATTGACCCATCTGACTTAACACAAAGAGAATTGATTAATAACAGTTCCCTTGCAACAGATGTTAAGCCTGTCGGATTTATTGCTCGAAGTATGCAGGGTACTGAAACTGTATTTCTTGCGCAATTCGGCAATACAATCCCAGAAGGTTATATGGCTAACGCTTATCTTAAGGGCGATTATTACGTTGAAGTAACAGTGGACGCAGCAGTTAGAGGACAAAAAGCATTTGCAAATCTTCTTGACGGTACGATGAGACCAGGCAATGAAGGTTCCACGATTGCAGGATTTATTGAAACTGATTATACGATTAGTTTAGATGCCGCTGTTGGCGAATTAACAATTATTTCACTTTAAAACAGGTTTTATTATGACAAACATAAACTACGAATTAAAAGAAGCGTTAAATAGAGTCGGCGTATATTTTGATGAACATAAATATAACGCTTTAACATCGGCAGTTAAAAAATCAATTGCAATGGATGCTCAGCCAGCTCTTGGAACATCTCCTAACTCTTCTATTCCATCTTTTTTAACTAATTATTTTGACCCAAAAGTTATTGATTTTTTGTTTTCGCCGCTTCGTGGTGCAGATGTTGCCGGACAAGAGTCAATTAAAGGTGACTGGACGCAAAATGTTATTACATTTAATGTGTTAGAATTCACGGGTTCTGTCGCTTCCTATGATGATTTTAGTAACAACGGCGTCTCAAAAGCAAACACTAACTTTCCGTCTCGACAGCCTTTTCTTTATCAAACCAATATTCGATGGGGCGAATTAGAAGCGGCACGAATGGCGCTGACTCGCATTGATTGGATTGCTCAGCAACAACGAAGCACGATGAATACGCTTAATCGTTATCAAAACTTAACGTACTTTTTCGGAGTTGATGGCCTTGTTAACTACGGACTTTTGAATGATCCTGCGCTGCCTGCTGCAATCCCACCAATTGGCGGCCTTGCTTGGAGCGACCCCTCTGCTGATGGTCAAAAAATTTATAATGACTTATTAAATCTTGCAACTGATTTAATCACTCGTTCAAACGGTATTGTTACATCAATGAGCAAGATGACACTTGCAATGTCTCCTTATGCAAGCTCATACATCAAAAAGACAACTACCTTCATGGCGGTTACTGCAGAGGAGCTGTTTAAACAACAATTCCCTAATGTTCGATTTGTTGTGGCACCTGAACTTGATACTGTTGCAGGTCAAACTCTTCGATTAAAAGCGGATGCGGATGATGGCACGTTGACCGAAGAAGTTGCATACAATTTAAAATTAAGAACCTTTCCTGTCTTTCCTAATTTGTCAAACTATATGCAGAAATACGCTCAAGGCACTGTAGGTAATTTGTTGTATCGCCCTGTGTTAGTATCAAGAATGGTGGGAATTTAATTATGGCAAAGTTAACGAAATCAACTGTTTTTGTTGGGTGCTTATTACCGTCTGGTATAGATTTCCCAATTCAAGACACCAAAGAACAAACCGTTTTTAGTAAAAAAAGATTGAGATTGAAGGGTACGAATGAAGACGATGAGTTTGACATTATATTTCGTGGCGTTCCAAAATCAGAAAGAACGCCAATCCTTCAAAGGCATCATGTCGGAATCACAGAAGTGGATAGCAAACTCTGGGATAAAGTTAAATATCTTTACGGTGAAAACTACGCCCTTTTCAATAATGGCGTTATTTTTGAGGCTGATTCAAAAAAAGAACTGTTGGCAAAATTTAAAGATTTACAAACTAAGAAGGGTTTGTTAACTGGTTTTGAACCAATGAGTAAGCCACTTGATGAAAAAGGAAGTATAGAAAACCTAACTCAAGAGCGATATACAACTGAGCGATTAATCGTAAATTTATAATGGCAATAGTAGTATTTGTACCAGCTCAGTTTAAATTGGTTTATCCTGAGTTTGCAGATGTTCCAGATGTTCAGCTTGAGTATTATTTTTCTCAAGCTGAAATTTATCTTGATAATACAAATGCAAGTCCTGTTCCAAATGTAAATACTAGAAAAATATTGTTATGGATGTTAACTGCTCATATAGCGCAACTAGCGGGCGTACTTGAAGATATCAATGGCGGAAGCTCTGGTCTTCAACCTGTTGGCAGAGTAAGTTCAGCAACCGAAGGGACTGTATCAGTTGGTTTTGAGTATAAAGTTCCAGGAACTGCGAGCTGGTACGCACAAACGCAATATGGCGCAGCTTATTGGGAGGCGACTTCATCAGTTCGGACAATACACTACTTAGCTCGTCCAACGATTTATTAATATGCTAAAAGAAACGGGGTTTTACAAACAACTAAAATTGATTTATGAACAGCAATCAAAATCAGTTGAAGTTGGGTTTTATGAGGATGCGCCGAAATATGATGACGGCGAATCAGTAACTAATGTTGCGTTTCATAACGAATATGGCGGTATAGGTGAGTTATCCGATGGGCCAATTGCTATACCTCCAAGACCGTTTATGTCGAAATCATTTAGTGAAAGTAAAGGTATACTAAACGCATCATTTAATGAAAATAAAACAGACATTGTGAAAGCTCTAAAAGAAACGGGCGAGAAAGTACAATCTGTTATAAGGAAAAATATTTTAGATTGGTCTACTCCTCCAAATTCTCAAAGGACAATAGCTTATAAAGGGTTTAATAATCCTTTATACCATACTGGGAATATGGTTAATTCAGTAAGATACAAAATAGCTGGGAAAGATGAATCTTAGAACAATAGCAAACAGTAAAATACAGGGAATAAATAAAGACTTAAATATATTTCTTAGAATTTCAGACGGATATACGCAAGGAAATGGCGCGAGGCAAATACCGCTCTATTTACCAGACGTTGAAATAAAAGGACAACTCCAAGCAGCGGATGAAGAGTTTTTGAAGCAGCAAGACGGGCTTAATTTAGAATCAGTATACAGAAATTTATACATAAGCGGAAATCTTGATGGCGTGGTAAGAAGCAGAATAAAGGGCGGTGATTTAGTAATTATATCAAATGAAGAATGGTTAATTGTAAAAGTTTTAGAGCATTGGTCTGACTGGGTTAAGGTTTTAATATGTTTACAGTCTCAATAACGGTTGATGACGTAATAGACTCAGTAGCAGCTTATTTAGAGCCATTTGTTAACGGAGTAAAAATAGTTAGAGCGCAAACAAATAGAGTGCCTTCGCCGCTCGGGCAATTCATAACGCTAAATGAAATTAGCCAGAAAGAAATAGAGACGCCAGCTTTAATTAATGACCCGGATAATGGAATAATTACTATCATTAATTTAACTGAAATAGTTATACAGATAGATTTTTACGGTAATAATGGTGGCGATTATGCTCGAGCTTTTTTATCAGCGATTAGAAGTGTGTATGGTTTTGATAATTTTCCTGAAGGGATAAAGCCACTTTATTGTGACGACATACAGCAAATGGGATTTATTTTAGATAATCGGCAATATGCGCAGCGTTGGACGATACGTT